CGGCGGAACTCCGGACAGTCAAGCCCCAAGAACGGGTACGCCTTATGGCCCGGCTGGAGGAGGCAAGGGATAAGGGCCTAGACCCCGACCAGCTGATAGGCGAAACAGCACTCGGCAAACAATTATACGAGCGCATTCTTTCTGATGAAACAGCTTCCAAAGAAGTCACATTAGAAAGCGGTGCCTTTGAATTGCTCCCGTCGGCTGACCCGAAGAAGCGCGATGTGTTCTATATTGCGGGTGCGTCCGGCTCCGGCAAGTCTTATATTGCCAAAGGCCTTGGGGAGTACTACCAGAAGTTGTTCCCCGATCGCCACGTCTATTTGATTTCCAAACTTGCAGAGGATGCGGGAACCCTAGACAAGATGAAGCCGGCCGCCAAGCGTATCAATATCCAGTCGCTGATTGACGATTTCCCCAACCTTGATGAGTTCAAGAATTGTATGGTGATCTTCGATGACTACGACACATTCACCGGCCCCGCAGAAAAAATCGTACATAAATTAATAGATGACTTGGCAACTATGGGCCGCCATACTAATACAACTATGTTATGTCTGTCACATTACCTTACTAATTACAAAAAAACCCGTCTGCTCCTCAACGAAGCCACCCATATCGTCGTTTATCCTATGGCTACTTCCTTCCACGCCCTCAACTACCTCCTCAAAACCCACGTTGGAATGACGAAGGACGACATACGGGACTTAAAGAAGATGGGGCGGTGGATTTGTATTTTCAAGAATTTCCCCCAGTACTTGCTATCGGGCCAACACGCCCGAATGCTTATCCGCGATTAGCCGGGGAGAGTGACTTCATCGACTTCCTCCTCTTCTTCCTCGGCCTCTTCGGCCTCTATGGCCGCTGCCTTGGCCGCCACCTTTACAACTGGCTCGGGAAGGCCAAACTCCCGTCTGTAGTTTACCCGAATATCCTCAAAGAACTTCTCAGCACCGGCCCCGTACGTTCTAGTGATTTCTGCTATGCAATCATTAGAGAGGAAGGACTTCGGGAGGCATTCCCCTTGGACCTTGTTTTCGATATAGTTATTGAGCCAAAAGGTCGCCACAAATCCCGCTGCCTTGTCTTTTAGAATGCGCTTGGCGACCCCTTGCGATATCTTGGGCTTTTGCTTTATGGGTGCTACCTCTTTCTTGAATTTGTGATCCTTAGAAAGGGGGCTTCCGTGGTTCATCATTCTATTCCATACATATAAAAAACTCCTCTTATAGATGTCGGTCCCTTCTGGAGTATTACGATATGCCGGTATTTGGAATGTTACAGATACCTACACACCGGGCCTATTCGTTCAATCATCCCTCGTCGCTAATTCGTATGCGGTTCTTCAATCTGTTACGGGTGGGGCGGATCCTTCTGTGGCCTTGGCTCCGGATTGGGTCGCATTCCCGCCTTCCGGTGGTGGTGGTGGTGTTACTACCCTAAATACTCTTACGGGCGCGATTACTCTCCAAAGCCCGGACGGGTCCATTACAATTACTCCAAGCGGACAAAATATAGACTTACAAACGATAGCCAGTAATATCAATTTAGAAGGACTTCAAAACAAGATAGGGATATTCCCAGCCCTCCCTCTCGTAACTGATGTAATTGAACTTGCGGCAAATAATGACTTGACCCCACCAACGGCGATTGTTCCGGATGCAACGCCCCCAACATCGTCTACAACTCCACAAGGCACCCTCTGTTGGCTATACACGAAGCCGGTTGGTAATGCTGGGTTCAATTGGTATATGTATAACCCACGATTCAGTAATCCAGTGGCCTCCCTACCCTATAGAAAATATAGCCCTAATCCAGCCCAAGACAGAATCCAGAGTGTGTGGGCTTTGATTCAACCGGCAGTCAATACAAATATTTATACGGCTGGTGTTATAGCACTAAATCTCTATGCCTACGATGATGCAAACCCTCCCACCTCGTCGTTTTATAACACACGCTGGGCTTACTCTAACTCGCAAGGTCAGAATAACGGCGTGGGTGGGGTAAATCTCTACGCTGGATATACATACCTATTGTATGCGTATGACGCTCCACGCATTACAAACACGACGGGAGTGGGGCAGCCCGATATTCAAGACTGGGGTCTACGCGATCCCTACGACCTCTATCCAGATGTAAACCATATCCCCCTACAGAATTGCGTCCTCGCTTTCAATCCTTGGACGGATGGAACTAATTATCTTACTTGGACTACTACCGGCCTTTTTACAAACGGGCAGACTGTGATATATTCTGGTTTCGGTGGAACAGCAAATGGCATTTTCTACACGGCGGTAGGAGTAGTTCCCGTAAACACACCGCCCGTGTCTGCAACTGGTGTTCCATCGGCATTTTGGACGGCTATTTCTCCTCAACCCTCTTCCTACGCATCCCAGCCCATTCTTTCTATGAATGTGAATGGTATCAGCGGAACGACGACGGGCTGGACGGCGGGGCCTCTACTCCGGATACTGGCTATGGGATATTCAGTCGGGCCAGATCCTAACACCCAAACCGATAGTGTTCGTTATGTTCTTAATTAAAAAACCCTCTCTTATAGATGTCGATCCCCTCTGGAGTGTTGCGATATGCTGGTATTTGGAATGTTACAGATACCTATATACCCGGTATGTTCGTTCAGTCATCGCTCGTCAATAATTCGTACGCTGTCCTTCAAGCTGTTACGGGCGGTGCCGATCCTTCCGTGGCCTTGGCCCCGGATTGGGTGGAATTTCCTCTACCGCCTTCCGGCGATATTACAAGCGTTACAGCCGGTACTGGGCTAGGCGGTGGTGGCTCAGCGGGTAATGTGACTTTGACAAATGCGGGAGTACTATCCCTAACTTCATTAACGGGAGATGTTACCCTCACAACGTCGGCGGATGATACGTTTGCCGTTGATACGTTAACCCCCCCAAATATTGTTTTCAAGTGGGCGGTAGGAGCAAAAGGGATTTACACGGAGGCGCGTCCAGTTCCCACGGACACTGCTACTATTACCTCGGTTCCTTGTACGACCCAGAGCATTATTCTCGCTACTTACATTCATCCCGGAATTGGTGGTGCTAATCATTATGTTAAGTCCATTACCCCTTCAAATGGTAGTTTCACTGTTACTTTGAATGTTGTCTTTCAAACGAACGACCAGATTAACTGGTTGGTTGTTGGAGAGCCGAATGTTTAGGGGGGGGGGCATATAATAAAGATTTCATGACTTTCTTTTGTCGTCTTCTTGTCCGGGCGGTTCTTTCCAATCCGCTTCTCGCCTTGGCCGTATGTATACGCCCAATGGGGGAATACTTGGGAATATCCATTATACCATTCGCGAATGGTACTACAATCGTTATATGTCATAAAAAAGCCTCCTTTGTGATTTTTTAATAAGTCCCGCAGCGTTTCGTGGGGGAAGCCGTTATGATGGATTGCAAAGTTTCCATTGGGATAGATGCCCTTAAACATTTTAGAGTTTCCTTCGAGATAATAGGGCGGATCTAGGAATAAGAAATCGTCTGGGTGGTTTGCTATCGTCTGCTGGAAGTCTTGTAGCCCCACTTTGATATTGGAATGGAATGTGCGGATATTGTTTATGATCCCGTCATATTTCTCTTTATCCAAATATACCGACGACGGCCAACCTAAGAAGGCGGGGCCATAGGATAATTGGGAGTTATAGTAATAATAGGCCGCTTGTAGAAGTTCGTTTGTATCTAGTCGTGCCTTTTCTTCTGCCGTAAGGTCTATGAGGTTTTTTGTTTCATAGGTGAGGGTCGCGGGTTTCACCTTATTCCAATATGAAAGAAGGATATGGCGATTGCGATGATAATGTTCCTTGTTGGGAACAAGGCGGCCCAGTTCGTCGGCCAATTCATTCGGCTTTGTTAGTAGTTGGTTCCAAAAATTGACTAGAATGGGGAATATGTCATAGCCTATAACTTCGTACCCCTTTTCGGCAAGGGCTATTTCTAAAGAGCCACCCCCGAAGAAGGGGCTTACAATCTTCTTACTGGGAATATTTGGAAGATGCAGCAATATCTGTGGTATAGCCCGGGTCTTGCCACCAGCATATCGAAGGGGGGACTTACGCATATCTATTGGAGTATAATATATAAATCTTAAACAGATGAGCCTTACGGCTGGAGCAGAAAAACAAGCAGAAGCCTATTCACTCAGTGATGATGATATACGCGGCTTATTGGGGGGCAACATAGAGATCACTCCGTATCCTAAAATAAAGGACGTACAGAATATCAACGAACTATTTGATAGTCGTGGCCGCGCTATCATTTTCTATCCCCAGCAGAGCGAGAGTGTCGGTCATTGGACGTGTATGATAAAGGACGGCCGCCAAATAGAGTTTTTCGATCCTTATGGGGAGCCGCCCGACGCACAGAAGGACGGCCTTTCCCAGAACCAACTTGAGAAAATGCGAATGAATCACCCAGACTTGACCCGGCTTTTAGAGGATAGCGGCTGCCGCGTTATATTCAACAAGGTTCAACTCCAGAAATTGGCGAATGACGTGCAGACGTGCGGCCGCCATTGCGTCTGCCGCCTCCTCTATTACAGAATACCGATCGGCAAGTATCGACAGATGATACATAAATCCGGTATGACCCCCGACGAGTTCGTTGTTGCTAAGACCTATAATAATCTGGGGAAGTAAAATATTTATAGATATTAGAATGTCCTACTCCTTTCGCAGTATTGTAGATGGCGGTGCCGATAGCGAGATGATATATTTCAACGTTACGATGACCTCTACCAAGACGGCCGACCTTACAGTATCACAGCCACCCCAGCCGGTGAAATTCAACGAAACCCGTGATGCGCCTATTATTAGAGATGCTTCCCAGTACAATTTCTCTATTATCAAATTCACTATGAACGGCCCCGGCCGTGAGTTGCCCCTATTCATTCCGCTCATCCAGACCAACGGAACAGTATCTGTTGGTGGCATACAGACAGACCCGAACCGGACGATTTACAACCTTGCTATCCCCTATCAGCGGACTTGGAACTACACGGATAGCGGGACCGGCTTGGCTGCAACTGCCACTATCACTCTTGCTCCCGCAAGTACCCCTATTATATATGTCCCCGAAATTCAAAATCTCGCTATTGCTCCGGTCCCCCAAGTCCCAGCAACGGGATTAGTAAAGCAAGACCTTTCTACCCGGTACTACTGGACCTATACCTACAGCCATTTCGCCCAGATGGTGAATACGGCACTAGAGGCGGCGATGGAGGATACCTTTACGGCCTTCAACGTCTTTTGGGGGACACTCCCGACGGCTACCGTCAATCCGTATATAGACCCCGCAACGGGTCTAGTTGACTTCAACTTGTTCCTTCTAGACCACGATGTGCCTTTCATCAAGTATAATGAATTCACCAAACTTTTTGAACTCTATGGCGACACGAGGGCCTTTAATATCAGCGGCCAACTTGACCCGACGTCATCTAGTATTCGCACCGGCATAATTACTGGCGCACAAGCCCCGATTCCGGCCTTTGTCCCCCCCGTCTATAATGCGGGAGATCCGGCCTCTCCCGCCTCAACAGCCTACCTCCGGCTGTTCTTCAATACGGAACTGATGAACCTTCTTGCAAACTTCAACAACACCTACGTTGGTGCTGTGGGCGGTAGCAGTATTCCATTTCCTATCCCAACGTCTGGCAACTACAACTATCCTATTGGCAATTCCACCCCTTTTTCCGGCATAGGCCCTTGGCTCTATTCCTACGAAATCCTATTTGCGAACCAGCTCTATACAAATATCCTCAACAACAACCCGCTACTACAAGGCAGCGCGGCTGTCCCCCCTCCAGTATACAATCCCTATTTCCTCATCCCGACGGATCGCCAGAACCTCTATTGGAAAGTCGTCCAAGACTACCGCTCTACGGATGCAATGTGGTCCCCGGTGTCGGCCATTGTTTTCACTTCCGCGATGCTCCCGGTTAAAAAGGAGTACAATTCGGCAAATGTGGATTTGAACGCGGGCAATTTGGGCGGCGGTTCGATCGGCTCCCAGAGCGCCTTCCAGCCTATCATTACGGATTTCAGTATAGACCAGCAGCAAGAGGGGGCCGAGGGGTGGCGCAATTTCACCCAATACGAGCCTTCGGCAGAATACAGAATGATTTCTATGACTGCCTCCCACGAGGAAATTCGCAACATAGATATCCAAGTCTTTTGGAAATACCGGCTGACTGGGGAACTCATTCCCCTTACGGCGGCCAATTGCTCCGATATTAATATTAAAATGTTATTCCGGAAAACGGACTACCGATCCTAAATTAAAATGTTATTATCCTCTCATTTTTTTTATGCTTCCTAAGTATAACAACGATGAGCGCTGACATTGAGAAGTTGGCCGTTTTCGATGACCGCATCGTCCAGACCCGCCCGAAGTACGCCGTGGAGAAGGGTGCGCTGTCCCTCACTAACGCCCCGTTTGCGGCGATTTCCCAGTCCCAGTCCCAGCACACCTACAACGTGTATGTGCCGTCTGAGAACGTGTATGTGGCCCGTGATATGGACTGGTCCTCTACCGTATATATCCAAGTGGCCGTTCGTCTAAATGATACGGCGGGGGGCCAGTACCCGGTGGGGGAGCCTCTTCTGCAGTTGGGCGTGGATGGATCTCTGGCGGCCCTCCCGCTGAACTCCCTCTGCGCGACGATGACGGCGACCATCAACGACACAACAGTAACAATTAACTCCCAAGATGTGCTGACCGAGGTTCTCCGGCTGACGGACTACAAGCAGAACCGCCTCCAGCGCACTTGCCCGACGATGTTGGATAAGTACCAGCAGAACGCCGATGCGCTGAATGCGACCAACGACCCCATCTCCGGCTATACCAATATGTCCCACGACTACCACGAGCAGCCCAACGGAACTTGGTCTAACTTGGCCTTCACGACCCCGGCGGGTGCGGCTCTGGTAGGCTCCGGCTCCTACTTTGATGCGAACGGACTGAATATTGCATACCAAGATGGCGTCCCGGTATCAACGGACAACGCTGGTGTCGTGAATGGCCTCTACCTCGTGTATCTGCGTTTCCGCACCACGGAGAAGCTGGTGCTGTCCCCCTTTGTGTTCGCTGAGAGCCACGGCAGCGACACGGGCCTCTTCGGCATCAACAACATCCAGCTCGTATGCAACATGCGCGAACCCGGCCGTGCGCTGCGTCTGCGTAACAGCAC